ATTAACATTGGAATATTTAGGGGGTAACGGGTCTATAGCAATGGATCACTATTATACTCTTGTAAATTTCTATATGGAGCAAAACGCTCAAAGCACTGTAACAAGTATTGACACTACTGATACAGCGTTTATAGATATGACACCCACAACACCCAGCATTGGGGATGTAACAATAACAGCATCATTGTCAGCTACTGGTACGCCTGATAATACTAAATTTTTAAGAGGGGATAACACTTGGGCAGAGGCCGATAAAACATTTGACTTTATTCAATCGACCCCGTCTGCAACATGGACAATACAGCATGATCTGAATAAACTACCATCTGTGTCTGTTGTTAATAATAATAACGTTGTAATGTACGGTAACATTACGTATATAGATACAAATAACTTAACAATAACTTTTTCAGCTGGCTTTTCAGGCAAAGCGTACTTAAACTAAAAAAAATGGCAATAAACTATTTAAACAACATTGATCTTAACAAGAATCAACTATTACAGGGTGTAATAGAAAATCAACCAAATGATGCTGCAGCGGGTTCTTCCCCTGTCGAAGGTCAATTGTATTTTAACACTACAGACCACATCTTAAAACAATACAATGGTACTTCTTGGGAGGAAGTTGGTGGTGGTGTTGAAACTATTACAACAACAGATGGTACATATATTAATTTAACCCCTAACTCTGCAACATCTGGAGCAGTTACTGTGACAGCGGATCTTTCCGCTGCGGACGGTACAGCGAGTGCCGCTTCTAGGTTCTTAACAAAAGACAATACTTGGGCAACAGTTCCTCAAGGTGATATAACCGCGCTTACTGCAGGTACTTACATAGGTATCACTGATCCAAACGGGCCGATACCAACTATAAATCACGATCTAACATCTAGAACAGATACAACATCGTCTAGCTCCCCTGGTTACGCAGGTACATTTACAGCCGTAGATTCTGTAACAACTAATACAACAGGTCACATAACTGCTTTAAATCTTAAAACAGTTACAATGCCTTCTGCTGAATCTTATGTGTTTAGTGTAAGAGGCGACTCAGGAACTCCCCAGACTATAAATAGCGGTAACACCTTAGATATAGCTGGTGGTACTAATATAAGTACAGTAGCAGGAGCGACTGACACGGTAACAGTAAATTTAAATGATAGCATAACTCTAGCAGGTTCTTTAACCGTAGATGGTATATCTACTTTCAATGACGCGGTTACTATTGATGCTGACACGAGTATCACAGGTGATCTTGACATGAACACCGCTAAAATAATAAATCTAGCAGATCCAACTGCTAATCAAGACGCGGCAACCAAAAACTATGTTGACTCTGCCATTGTTGGAGGACTAGTATATCAAGGTGGGTACAACGCAGCTACAAATACACCAGACTTAGATTCTTCACCAAGTTCATCGATTAAAAAAGGTTGGACATATACTGTTACGGCAGATGGAACTTTCTTTACGGAACAAGTAAGGGTAGGTGATGTTTTAATAGCTGAGCAAGATGCACCAACTGCTTTAGCTAATTGGACAACTGTACAAAATAACATTGATCTTGCGGATCTTACGACTGTAGGTATTGGTAATGTAAACGCTGGAACTGGTATAAGTGTAGCTTATTCAAACGGAACAGCAACAGTAACAAATACAGAAACTAATTCGGGTAACACAGCCACTGGAACAATAACAGCAGGTAGTTTATCAGGTACAGTTACACATAACTTTGGAACAAAAAATACAATAGTGCAAACTATAAATTCTTCCGGAGATACAGTCTTCTGTGAAATCACTAGAACAACCAACACTTCTGTTGCTACAATAGCTGGTGCTCAAGCTTCAGATATTACGATTCTAGTGCAAAAAATAGGATAATAACAATTAAATACAATACATGAAGTTTAAAAGCGACATAGAAATACAGGCTGGTTTAAAAGACAAAGACGGTCAAGCGGGTAGCAATGGTCAAATATTAGCTTCAACCGGTAGTCAAGTTGATTGGATAGATCCAGCTAGCATAGTTACATCAGCAACAGATGTGATTATAGAGTGTAAAAACACTTCAGGAGCCACTATAACAAAAGGTACGCCAGTTTACCAAACAGGTAATGTTGGTGCTACTGCTGTTATAGAAGTTGCTGTAGCTGATGCTTCTGATGAGGCTAAAATGGCAGCTATTGGACTTCTTCAATCTGATCTTGTAAATAACGCTTTTGGATATGTTGTCGTTACAGGTGAGCTTTTAAATATAACTACTTCACCTATAGATGGTACAACACCATCAATTGGAGATACAATATACGTTAAACCAGGTGGTGGACTTACTCTAACAAAACCAACTGGTGTTAATTTTATACAAAACGTAGGTTTAGTTGGTAAAGTATCTGGCGGTAACGCTGGGTCACTAACTGTGTCTTCCATAATGAGAAGCAATGATGTACCGACACCTTTGTATGTAGATCATACTAATCAACGTTTAGGTATTGGTGCTACTAGTCCTAGTGAGAAATTAGATGTAAGAGGTAATGTGCACGTAGAAGCAAGTTCGCCAAGTATAACGCTTAAAAATACCGCAGGATTTACACAAGATTACAGTATTACAAATCAAGGTAGTTTAATTGTAGAAAAAAATGGATTAGATGGCGGTGGAAGTTTTGTAATAAAAGACGAAAATGACAGGACTCCGTTAAGTGTTAGCATGGACCTAATAAGCCCGGATGTAGTTGTTAGTGGAGATTTAATAGTTAAAGATAGAGATGGCACCACAACCAACTTATATGTACAAGAAAGTAATGGTAACGTAGGTATCGGAACTACAGCGCCTAGTCAAAAACTTGAAGTAGCTGGAAACATAAAACTAGACGGGGACAATAGACATATATACTTCGGAGGAAATAATACTTTCATAGGAGAAAGATCTAATTCTACAGAGCTTGAGTTAAGGGGAGGTGGTAGTTCCTCTGCACAAACAGTTTACATAGATAACACAGGTAACGTAGGTATTGGTACTAATAACCCAACAAAAAATTTGGAGATTGGTACAAATGCAGCCGCAGAAACTGAGTTCAGAATGCACAGTGATGAGTCTGGTAAATACTTTAACATTCAGTCAGCTGGAAACTTCACCTCTGTAAAAACAGCAGGTAGTCAGAATTTCATACTAGACTCAAGTGGCTCGTCTGGTTATATAACTATGGTTACTAACGCTTCTGAAAGAATGCGTGTAAACTACAATGGTAACATTGGAATCGGAACGACAAGTCCTGTTTATAAATTAGATGTAAGAAGCTCTGGAAATTTATTTTATGGACAAACCGACTTAAATAATAATACATCTGTATTTAGACTAAAAGGTAATGGAGGAGCAAGCAGTTTATTCGAAGTACTAGCAGACGGCAATGTAGGGATTGGGACTACTAATCCTAACACTAAACTTCATGTAAATGGAGATATCCGCCAGCAAGGTTCATCATACTCGGTAAATATAACAGGAGGTACAAGTATAAGTGGGGATAATCATTTAGATATTGCAGCGAACGCTAGTTACTTAAACTTAAGATCTCCTAATAATAGTATATTTTATAGAGCAAGCAGTGATCACGCTTTTAGAGACGCAGGTGGCTCAAATGAATACTTAAGAATAAAGACATCCGGAACAACCGCTGGTAATGTTGGTATAGGAACTACTAGTCCTGGAGCTAAATTAGAGGTAGCTGCAAGCGCAACTACAAGTGTAGATATAGCTCATTTTTCAAACTCAAATGGGGTTGTTAAAATAAAACACGCTTTAGATACGTTAGGGTCAGGTATAACATCTATTTTCGATGCTTCTAATAATGAAGATATTAGATTAAGTGCTCAATCGGATAGTTGGTTTAACGCAGGTAACGTAGGTATCGGGACGACTAGTCCTTTAGCTGAGTTAGATGTAAATGGCACGGCTAGAATGGACACTGGTGTGACTGAAGGTACTCATTACGTAGGTTCTAGTGTTGAACACTGGGGTTACGGGGGTACAGGAATGGAGTTTCCTGCTAATGACACACTTTCCCTTAGAACAGCTAACTCAGATAGATTATACATAAACTCTTCAGGTAACGTTGGAATCGGGACTACTAGTCCAGGGAACTTGCTACATATAGTCGCTTCTAGTAACAATGTTTCTGCATTAATAATACAAGATGATGCAAGAAGGCTTCAGTTAGGTCGTGATATGATTGAGGCTAGGTCTGCTGACGGATCAACAGTTCATAATTTATACATTCAGCCAAACGGAAATGTTGGCATCGCTACAAGCTCAGGCAGCGTCGGTATCGGGACTACTAGTCCTGGGAGCAAGCTACAAGTATACTCTACAGCAAACCGTGACGTTTTTATTAGTGGTTATGGAACTCAAGCACAAAACGACTGGCAAGCCCAACACGCATTTTTTACTAGTGCTGGTCAAGGTGTTATAGTAGGGAAGGCTAATGCTAACAACAATACAAACAGATTACATCTACTATATAACACTAGTAATGGAGACGCTCAGTATCTAGGATACGACACAAGCAATGATAATAAAGTTAAATTAAACACTAACGGTGATTCGTTTTTAAACGGTGGTAACGTAGGGATCGGAACGACTAGCCCTGGTTCAAAACTACATTTAGCTGATTCAAGTGATGTTTATCTTACTTTAGAATCAACTTCTGCAACCACTCCAGAAGAAGTTGCTGTTAAATATAGTAACTCTGCAACAGGCATATATAATTGGTGGGAAGGTTTAAATCAGTCTGCACATTGGTCATTGGGTTATGGAACATCATTTAGCGGCTCTAATACAAAACTACTGGTACACACTTCTGGTAACGTCGGTATCGGGACTACTAGTCCTAGTAGTTTATTACATTTAGAATCAGCCTCAAGCCCTACACTACAAATAAAAGATACAACAAACAATGTAACTTTTAAGGCCTATACGCAAGATAGTAATTCACATTTAGCAAACACCAGTAATCACGATTTATTTATAGATACAAATAACACATCGCGTATTACAGTAAAAGCTGGCGGTAACGTAGGTATCGGTACGACTAGTCCTGGTGCTCCTTTAGATGTTAAATCAAATTCTGCATCATCAGCTGATTCTGGAATACGATTAATTGCAGCTGGCGGTTCAGATGTGATTGCTGCAATTGGAGAGAAGTCTACAAATGGTGGACGCTTCCATTTGTACGATGGCGGAAACGCAAAAGTATCATTTTATTCTGATGGCACATCTAACTATATCGCGGCTGGTAACGTTGGTATCGGTACGACTAATCCTAACGCTAAATTAAACGTTAACGGAAGTGTAAAAATAGAGGGTACAAACCCGCTTTACTTTGGTGGATCAGGCTCTGTGCCTAACTGGGAAATAAAAGCATATGGCTCAGGTGGTAATGATTTATTAATAAACGATGCAGGTACAAATAGTGGAGACTTAATATTTACCGGTCAAGATTTTGGTGTAGGTACAACTAATCCTTCAGAGAAGTTACATGTATCAGGCGAGCCCCACCCATCTATAAGACTGAGTAGTTCTAGTGATAGTAATTACAATGTTGTGATAAACTGTGGTTATAGAAACGAAGCTTTAAACTTATCGGTTGGAGGCTACAAGGTTTTTACAACAGAAGGATATAATACACCTGAAACTACACATCTATATTCGAATAATTCAAAAGCGTTATCTTTAGCTTCAAATCAAGCAGCTACTTTTACAAGCACGGTTACAGCTACAAACTTCATAAATTCTTCTGACGAAAGATTAAAAGAAAATATTGAAAAAGTATGTAATAATAATTTAGACGTTAAATGGAAAACATTTGAGTTTAAATCTGATAAAGGTCAAAAAAGATATGGAGTTATTGCTCAGGAGTTAGAAAAAACTAATCCTGAATTTGTAAGAGAAGATGCTGAAGGTTTTAAGTCTGTAGCTTATATAGATTTACTTATAGCAAAAATTGCCGAATTAGAAGAAAGAATACAAGAATTAGAAAAATAAATAAACAAAAACCAAAAACAAAAATTATGACAAATTACGAGTGGGATTGCAAAACAGTAGATTGCTACCCAGAACAAAACAACGAAGCTGATGTAGTGTACAATGTGCACTGGATTGTAACAGGTATTTCAGATCAATTAGATCCAGAAGGTAATCCTTACTCAGCTACCAACATTGGAACACAAACTTTAGATACAAGTAGTATAACAAACTTTATACCATTTGAGGATTTAACAAACGATGAAGTGGTTGCTTGGACCAAGGGAGCTATGGGTAACGAGCAAGTTACTAATATTGAAACTAACATAGAAAAACAAATACAAGATTTAATAACGCCGACTAGTATTACATTAACTATCGGAGAACCAGTACCGCCACAACCTGAAGCTGAGGATTAATTAGGTAAAAATCAAAGAAAACAAGTAATAATACTCGTATACCCGCAAATGGGTGAATTAAATCAAATTAAATCAAATTAAATATGAACGGAATTGTCAAAAACTTGAATTTTGGTGAAGACGCTAGAGATCAAGTATTTAAAGGAATAGAAAAATTAGCAAATGCCGTCAGCTCTACATTAGGAGCTGGTGGTAAATGCGTAATGCTAGAAGATAGTACGGGTAAGCCTGTAATAACAAAAGACGGTGTTACTGTAGCTGATTCTATAATATTGTTTGATCCAGTTGAAAATATGGGTTCTACGTTATTAAAAGAAGCTGCTAGAAAAACTGTTCAAGAAGCAGGGGACGGTACAACTACTGCCACTGTTTTAGCTCACGCTATATTAAAGGAAGCTTACGCTGTTTCGGAAAAGAAAAATGCTAGAGAAATAAAAGACGGTATAAATTCTGCAGTTGAAAAAGTAATTAAGTATTTAGAAGAGCTAGCGGTTGAAGTAAAAGGCGATATGTTAGATAATATAGCTTCTATATCCGTTAACAACGACAATGAACTAGGTTCTATTATAGCTGATGCGTTTAGATCGGTAGATAACACAGGTATTGTAATGATGGAAACTGCCGGCGACGGTAAAACTTTTTCTGAATTAATTGAAGGTGTCCCTTATGATAAAGGCTTGACAAATTCTCATTTCATTACAAATCCACAAACAAAAACAGCTGAATTAGAGAATCCACTAGTGTTAATAATGGAATCACCCGTAAACACTATAAGAGATATACAAAAAGTGCTGGAGTACGTAATAAAAAACAACAAACCTTTGCTTATTATAGGCGATTTAGAACAAGGTGTTTTATCAACTCTAGCTACTAATAAAAAGAAAGGTAATCTAAAAGTAAACGTAATCAATGCTCCCACTTATGGTATAAGCAAAAGAGAAGTACTAGAGGATCTTTCTTTATTAACAGGTGCTACTATAGTTAACGAAGATTTAGGCGATGATCTTGACTCTATTGATGTAGATTATTTAGGATCTTGTTTAAAAAGTGTTACCTCACACGAGGATACTGTTATAACGGTCTCTGAGGCATCCGAAAAAATAAAGGATGTAATACGTAGCATAAAAGAAAAGCTTACAAATAACACGCTAAAAAGCTGGGAAGTTATAAAGCTTGAAAAAAGACTATCAATGCTAACTGCTAAAATTGCGGTAGTTAAAGTTGGTGCAAACTCTGAAGTAGAGTTAAAAGAAAAAACTGATAGAGTTGAAGATGCTATCTGTGCAACAAAAGCTGCTGTTAAAGAAGGTATTGTACCGGGTGGTGGAGTTGCATTATTAAACGCTTCAACATATATTAAAAGTAAAGGTTTAGGTGAAGAAGTTTTATTAAAAGCTATAAAAGCTCCTTACTTTACAATATTAGAAAATGCAGGTATCACAGCATTACAACCGCAAGATAAAGGTGTTGGTTTGAATGCAATAACAGGAGAGCCTGTAGATATGGTTAAACACGGTATAATTGACCCGTTAATGGTAACCAAAAGTGCATTAAGAAATGCTGCATCTGTAGCTACTACGATATTATCAACTGATTGTGTAATTAATAATTTAAGAGCAAATGAAGGCGATAGGTAGGAACTTAATAATAAAAAAACAAAAAGAAGGAGTAGCTGCTACTAAAGGCGGCTTACTTCTTGCTGAGAAACAAAGAGAGGATATTAGGTATGTGAAAGCATCAATAGTATCACCCGGGGAAGATGCTGCTAATGCAGGTATGAAAAAGAACGATATTATATATTATGATAGACATGCAGGTCACATTATAGAAATAGAAGGTGATCCGTATCAAGTTATAAAAATGCAAGATATAGTTGTAGTTTTATGAGAATAGATGCTAGTGACGTTAAAAAATTAGGGTTATTAAAGCACTACAGAATCATACGAAAGTGGGCGTGCAGAAATAACGACTTAAATGATGCAGATCTAGAGCTATTAATTTATTTAGATTGTTTAGATATGTTTACTAAGCAAGATTTTAAAACAGGTACGTTTTCATACAGCTGGAATAATAGAAGATGGAATAAATTATTGAAAGAAGACTGGATTTCTGTTTGGCGAAAAAGAAATAGAACTACTCAAAAGTATCATATATATAAAGTATCATTTAAAGGCAAGCAACTTATAAATAGAATTTATAGAATTATGCTTGGCCAAGATGATATACCTACGAGTAGTAGAAATAGAATAATGAAAGGAAGTACTTACACTGATAAGGTTTTAAGTGTATCTATAAGAAATGTAAATAACGATAAAAATAGATAATTATGTTTGGAGCAGGTAACCAATATAAAGGAATTTTAGGCACAACGCAGGAAATATTAGCAAAACAGCAGCAAGAGCAGTATAGAGCTAATGCTAATGTTGGAGACCCGTTTTTTAAACCGGGTGTGGAAAGAATTAAACCAGCTCAAAGAACTGATTCAGCAAGCTATGGTAATAAATCTGTTTTTTCACCACAACAAAATTCATACGGAAATTATCTTTTTGGAACTCAAGAGCAAAGACAAAGAAGCCTACCGGTTAGAGGAAACGTAGAAGGACCTTTATCTATGAAAGACCAAAACGGCGACGGTAAAATTACACGTGCTGATGTTATAAAAGCTAGAATAGAAGGTTATAAAGAATAAAACTTATAAATAAATAAATATGAAAGATTATAAAAACAAAGCATCAGTAGGACAAAACGCTATATGGGATGGCCCTTTAGATTTAGATGCGTTGCCAAAAGGCAAAGGATCTAGTTCAGGTAAATACGGAATGGAAATTTCTAAAGCGCACTGCGGTTGTGATTCTATGAAAGGCCCTATTACTCAGCGAGCTAAAGCAATGTAGTATGACACTTGGGGATTTTAAATTATATTCGATAAACACTTTTGCACTAGGAGTGACTACGTTTACTAAAATAGAGATGGGGCTAAAAATATTATTATTAATAGTAACTATAGGTTACACCATGTCTAAATGGTATAAACTTAAAAAAGGTAAATAATTATGGCTTATATTCAATCAAATTCTCCGTTTTTAAAAAAGGGAGATGCTCCTTCTCGTAAAAAATCAGAAGGAAACTACGCTGAAGTAAAAAAAGGTGGAGGCACGGGTTCTAAAGCTGGTGGCGGTATGACTAGCAAAGGAGTTAAAAAATATAGAAGAGATAACCCAGGAAGCAAGCTTCAAACAGCAGTAACAACACCTCCTTCTAAATTGAAGAAAGGAAGTAAGGCTGCTAAAAGAAGAAAATCATTCTGCGCTAGATCAAAAGGCTGGACTTCTGAAAGAGGTAGGGCTGCAAGAAGAAAATGGAACTGTTAAATATATAAATAAATAATTATGAACAAATCAAGAAAAAAAATAGCGCAAGATTATTCTAGAAACGCTATAGCAGACTCTAAGTCTAGCAGTGCTAAAATTAGAAAAGATGGTAATTACGAGGAAAAGAAAGCTGTAGAAGTTGCGGCTGGAGGTCCTATAAATAACCTTAATAAAGGTTATGGTTCTGAATTAGGCAAATCTCCACTAGCCATGAAAGGCTCTTGGATGTCTAAACATTGCAGAAAGTAAAATAAAAATATGGCTTTTAAAATTACACCATTTTATAACATAGACAATACTCCTATTTACAGTGTAGATATGGAAGATGGCGTTTTAGGTAAAGCCAATAATAACGGTACTATTATTATAAACAATAATTTATCACCAGCTAAATTAAATAGTGTTATAAACCACGAGATGGTACACATAGATCAAATGAAGAGGGGTGATTTAGATTATGACGATCAAAACGTATACTGGAAAGGTAAAAAATATTCACGCAAACAAATGAAAGAAGGGGCAAAAAACTTACCCTGGGAAAAAGAAGCATATAAAAAAGCAAAGTAACTATGGCATTTAAAATAAAAAGATTTATATCTCCTATTCACATAGAAGAAGATCCAAGAAACCCTAAAACTAAAAAGAAACAGCATTACCCAGGTTATAAGCCTCTTGGCGATGCCGATAAAATGAAAGGCAATAGCGCTGAAGCTCAAGCATTTAATACTATTAGCACTAGGGCTCAGAATAAAATAAAATCAGAGCATAAGAAAAAAGATTTAAGCCTTAAATTTCCAACAAAAGGACAAAGAATTGGTCGTAAGGGTTATGAAATTGTTGGTAGTAATTCAACAAGTGGTAACGTATATGTTAGAAAACCTGGTAAACTTCCAGTTATGGAAATTACTAGAAAAAATTTAGCTTCAAATATAAAGTCAAAAGGTATGGTGAAGCTTAATTACCAGAAGATGAAGCACGGTTATAACAGTGCTGGAGATATTATTAAAAGAAAATAGTGAAAAAGATATTAGAATTTTTCAGCACTAAGGTATTTAAACAAGTTGGTGATGTAGTTGACAATCTATTCACTAGTGAAGAAGAAAGACTTAATGCTAGAAATAAAATATTTAAAGTATTGCAGGATGCTCAACTAGAGCTGCAGAAAATGCAAACTGATATTATTATAGCGGAAGCTAAAGGTAACTGGTTACAAAGAAGCTGGAGGCCAATACTAATGCTTTCATTTGGCTTTATAATCATATATACAAAATTTATATCACAGCTATCAATATACTTAGTCACACCTGTTTTAGAGCCGGAATTTTGGAGCTTATTAGAAATAGGTATTGGAGGTTATGTTATAGGTAGAAGTGGTGAAAAAATAGTAGATAAGTTAGCGCCAGTATTTAAAAGTAAAAATATTAAAAACAAGTAATAATAGTAATAACAGTAACCAATTAAATTAAATAAAATGGGAAAATTAACAGATGAACAATTAAAGTCTATTAAAGACGCAACAGGAAAAATGAACTCTATACTTACAGAAGTAGGATTTTTAGAGGCAAGAAAAGCAGAATACCTAGCAGCACATTTTGATGCTGTAAAAGAATTAGATGGTATCAAGGCTGAAATCAGAGAAGAATATGGTGATATAACTGTAAACTTAGTTGATGGTACTTATGAGGAAGCTAAGCAAGAAGAAACTAAAACTCTTGAAATAGCGGAATAATGAGTTCTGTTGTAAGAAAAATAAGTATAGGTTCTGACTATAAGAACGACGCTATGCACTATTCAGTAGGGCAAAACGTTTATGGTGGACATACTATAGATTGTATACTACATGATGTGCAATCTAATTCTTACAGTATTTATATAAAGAAAGGAAACGAGGTTATGCCATGGAAGAAGTTTAATTCTAACATGGCAATATCCGTTGAGTATGATTTAGAATATTAAATGAGAAGTCTATACGATTTTATTGTCAAACCTATTGGCGATAGATACGATAACAAAATAAAGCTAGGCGACGTTACATTAATACTAAACACTAAAATTGAAGACTTCAAGTCTGTAAATAATCTAGCTATAGTAGTTGAAACGCCAAAAGCTTTTAAAACAAATATAAAAAAAGGTGACATAATAATAATACATCATAATGTATTTAGAGTTTTTTATGATATCCGAGGCAATAAGAAAAGAAGTAGATCTCACTTTAAAGATGACTTACACTTTTGTTCAGCAGATCAAATATATTTGTATAAAAATACAGGGGATTGGAAATCATTTGGAGACAGATGTTTCGTAATGCCTTTGAAAAACAAAGACACTTTAAGATCACAAAAAGAGCAAGACCTTATTGGTATATTAAAAATAGGTAATAGTTCTTTAAAAGCGCTTAATATCAATCCAGGGGATGTAGTAGGCTTTACGCCAGGCAGTGAATGGGATTTTATAATAGATGATCAAAGAGTTTATTGTATGAAATCTAATGATATTGTAATAAAGTATGAACACAAAGGAAACGAAGAAGAGTATAATCCTAGCTGGGCAAAAAGCAGTTGAAGAATTAATTAAAGTAGCTAAAGAAGCTATTGTTGATTCTGGAGACGATATAACAGCTGATAGATTAAAAAATGCTGCAGCTACTAAGAAGCTAGCAATATTTGACGCTTTTGAAATACTTACTAGAATAGAGGCAGAGGAAGCTTTGTTAAATGATAATCCAAAAGAAGTTAAAGAAGAAAAAGCTTTTAGAGGATTTGCAGAAGGAAGATCTAGGTAATGTACGAGCAAACTTTAGTAACAGTATTAAAAGACTATATAAAACCAAAAGTATTAAAGAGGTTAAATAGATATAAGAAGTGGGACTACGGATACAATGAAGAATATGACGTTATTGTAATTAGTAAAACCGGACAGGTAGGGGAAGTTTACGAAATACAGGGATTAAAAATAGCGTTGCCAAAAGCAGAAGACGTTGTTGAATTTGAAGAAAACAAATGGCAATATACTCAATATCCTAAGGAGCTTTCTAAAATTAAATCAGTATTTGATTGGGATGAGTACCCTTCAGATTTTAAAGAAAAGTGGTATGACTATATTGACAAGGAGTTTAAAAGGCGTGACGAAGGTTTTTGGTTTATTAATAAAAACAAGCCTTCTTATATTACTGGCACTCACTACATGTACTTGCAGTGGTCCAAAATTGATGTTGGGCAGCCAGACTTTAGGGAATCAAACAGATTATTCTATATATTCTGGGAAGCTTGTAAAGCAGATGAACGGTGTTACGGAATGTGTTATCTTAAAAACCGACGGTCAGGTTTCTCTTTCATGGCATCAGGCGAGACGGTTAATCAGGCAACAATATCCACAGATTCAAGATTTGGCATTTTATCAAAGTCCGGGCCAGACGCCAAAAAGATGTTTACTGATAAGGTCGTACCCATCTCAGTTAACTATCCCTTCTTCTTCAAACCAATCCAGGACGGTATGGACAGGCCAAAGACGGAGCTTGCGTACAGAGTACCAGCATCAAAATTCACCCGTAAAAAGCTTGACACCAACGAGAAATTACAAGAGATCACAGGTCTCGACACAACGATCGACTGGAAGAACACCGGGGACAACTCGTACGACGGTGAAAAATTAAAACTATTAGTACACGATGAAAGTGGAAAATGGGAAAGACCTACAAATATATTAAATAACTGGAGAGTTACAAAAACTTGTTTAAGATTAGGTTCTAAGATTATAGGTAAGTGTATGATGGGTAGTACGTCTAACGCTTTAGATAAGGGTGGTGAAAATTTCAAAAAATTATACTATGACTCCGACGCAACAAAAAGAAATGCAAATGGACAAACTCGTTCAGGACTCTATAGTTTGTTCATTCCTATGGAATGGAACTACGAAGGATACATTGATTCTCATGGATTTCCTGTATTTGAAACACCAAAAAAAACAATTGAAGGACCTGACGGATCGATTATAAAACAAGGTGTAATTGATTATTGGAATAATGAAGTTGAAGGCTTAAAAGGAGATCAAGATGGTTTAAATGAATACTACCGTCAATTTCCAAGAACAGAGCAACACGCTTTTAGAGATGAGGCAAAACAATCTTTATTCAACTTAACAAAAATATACGAACAGATAGATTATAACGAAGATCTTAGAAACACATCGATAATAACCACTGGAAGTTTTATGTGGGAAAACGGGATCAAAGACACTAAAGTTATATTTGTGCCAAACAAAAATGGCAGGTTTAATGTAAGTTGGGTTCCGCCTGTTCAAATGCAAAACAGGATTATAGTAAAAGGTAATACAAAATATCCAGGTAACGAGCACTGTGGTGCTTTTGGTTGTGATAGTTATGATATATCAGGTACAGTTGATAAAAGAGGTTCTAATGGAGCTTTACACGGTTTAACTAAGTTTAGCATGGAAGATGTTCCGCCTAATAGATTCTTTTTGGAATATATAGCTAGGCCACAAACTGCTGAAATATTTTTTGAAGACGTATTGATGGCTTGCATATTTTACGGTATGCCATTACTTGCTGAAAATAACAAACCTAGATTACTGTATCATTTTAAAAGAAGAGGTTATCGAGGCTTTTCAATGAACAGACCTGATAAAAGATTAAACAAATTATCTGTAACTGAAAGAGAGATAGGTGGTATACCAAACTCTAGTGAAGATATAAAGCAAGCACACGCTGCAGCTATAGAATCATACATAGAAACTTGTGTTGGACGAACAGAAGCCGGTTATGGAGATATGTACTTTCAAAGAACATTAGAAGACTGGGGTAAATTCAATATAAACAATAGAACAAAGCATGATGCTTCTATAAGCTCAGGATTAGCGATAATGGCTTGTAACAAAAACTTATATTCACCGGTTAGTCCAGTGCAAAAAAAGGTTTACGATTTAGGAATTAAAAGATATGACAATAGAGGTTCTACGTCTAAAATATTAAGATAAATGAAAATACAAACAAATACCGATAGTTCTTTCCCTAACCAGGTTGTTAGCGACGAAGTAAAAGCTAGTTACGATTACGGCTTACAAGTCTCTAGAGCTATTGAACAGGAATGGTTCAATCAAGGAAGAGGTAATGGTAATAGATACTTAAACAATTGGAACAGCTTCCACTCATTACGGTTATATGCAAGAGGAGAGCAATCAATACAAAAGTACAAAGATGAACTATCTATAAACGGTGATTTATCTTATCTTAATTTGGACTGGAAGCCAATACCAGTTATATCAAAATTTGTTGATATTGTTGTAAACGGGATGTCAAATAAAACTTATGAAATAAGTGCATTTGCTCAAGATCCTTTTTCTGTTAAAAGTAGAACTGATTACGCTGCAGCTGTTGAAAGAGACATGAATACTAAAGAAGCTCTACAAAACATACAGCAAAATCTAGGCATGGACTTTTCTATGACAGGTGACTTAGAGGCTTTACCTCAAAGTAAAGAAGAGCTTGATATACAT